CGGGCACGCTGTATTCCAGCGGCGGCGGGGGTATGGACGAAAAGCATACCTACGACCAGCAGGCAAACACCGGCAACGGCGGAAACGCGCACCCCTATAACGGCAAAGGCGGGGGCAGCGGCATCGTGATTCTGCGCACGGCGCGGTGAGGGGATGAGGTGACGGCATGAATTATGCAATCGTAGAGGACGGAACGGTGGTCAATGTGATCTGGCTGCTTCCCGCCAACGCGGCGGAATTCCCCGGCGCGGTGCCGCTGAACGGCGTACCCGCGGGCATCGGGGACACATGGGACGGAACGGATTTCTACCGCGGAGGGGAGAAGCTGCTCACCCTGGCGCAGCAGGCGGAGAAGAACGCGCAGGACATGCGCGCGGCGCTCGCGCTGCTGGGCGTGACGGAGGAAAGCGAGGTGGAAGCCTGATGGGCAAGTATCTTGAAGCGGCGAAGGTCGTGCGCGAAGCCATGGACGTGGCCATGAAGGTGCTGACTGACAAGCAGGCCCTTCACGCTGTGGCGCTGTACCCGGTGTGGAACGATACGGCGAAATATTACACAGGAGACAGGGTACGCTATGAAGAAACGCTCTACAAGTGTCTTGGTGATCATACGGCACAACCGTCATGGACTCCGCCGGACGCTCCCAGCCTGTGGGCAAAAGTTGTCACTAGTGATACAGGAGTTCCGCTTCCTTGGCAGCAGCCCGACAACACCAACCCATACATGAAGGGAGATAAGGTCACGCACAAGGGAAAGACGTGGGTGTCTGCCATCGACAACAACGTATGGGAGCCGGGTGTGTATGGATGGGAGGTTGTGATGTGATTCATTTGATTTTCATACCGATGTGCTTCATGCTTGGCGCGATGAGTGCTTTTCTCGTTCTTGCTTTTGTAGGTCTTTACAAAAAGAAATGGGGTGATGACAAATGAAACCGAGCGGGAAAAGCGTAGCGGATGCGGCTGTGCGGGCGCTTGGCATTGGGTACACCTATGAGGAAATGGACTGTCAGGCATTCGTGGAATACTGCACAAAACAGGCGGGCGGGACCATGAGATATGATGGCAGCAATGACATGGCGCGCAAAGCCGTATGGCTTGGTACGCTGGAAAACGCGAAAGCCGAGGGCAAGCTGGTGCTTGGTGCAGGACTGCTGATTCATGAGGACAGCGAGGAAAATCTGCCGGAAAAGTACCGTGGCGACGGTCTTGGCGACTTCTCTCACGTCGGCCTGTATGTCGGGCCGGATGCAGTCACAGACACGGACAAGCAAGGAAAGCGCCGTTCCTGCGACGTGGTGCACTCCAGCCAGAGCATGGACCGCGTTGCCGGGAGCACGCTTCAAAACGGTTGGACGCACGTCATGTGGTTCGCGGAAATCGACTACGGAGAGGACGTGCAGCCGGGCGTTGATATTGGTGCGGGAATCGGAGGTGGCACGGATTCGGGTGGGTTGACCTCCGGAACGCCCACGGAAAGCGCAGAGCGATACGCGACGGTAGTTTCTCCCAACGGAAGCCCTGTGAAGCTGAGGAAGTCTGCGAGCCAGAAAGAGCCGGTGTACTGGCTGGTGAACAATGGCGCGCGCGTGCTGGTTGAGCGTGATAAGGGCGAATGGAGTCTGATCACCGCCATCTGCACCGACAGGTATAGGCGCCGGGCGTACATGATGAGCCAGTTTTTGCGGGGGTGATCGGGTTTGCAGTTTCTGGACAATGCCGGAAAGGCAGCCGGTGCGATTTCCGCGATCTTAGCCCTGCTGGGGCTTGTTTTTTTTACGCCGGTGAAAAACCGCATCAGGGCCAGACGTCAGGCGCGGGAAAAGGCCGCCGCGGAGCAGAAGGCTTTTCGCAAAGAGCTGAAGGAGACGCTTGCGGAGCTGAACGCGAAGCTGTGCGCCCTGTCCGACGACATCGGCGATCTGCAATACGAGCGGCTGTCGCAGGCGTATGACTTTTATACCACGCGCGGTTGGTGCACCAGCTCCAAAAAGCTGATGCTGTGCAAGATGCACAAGAGCTACCGCGCGAAAAACCGAAATCACCTGTCCGAGCATTTTGAGCAGGAAATTCTTGATTTGCCGGACAAGCCAAAGAAAAAGGAAAGCGAGGAGATACCATGAAGAAAGTGTTCTGTTTGGCATGCCTGCTGATGGCGCTGGCGCTGCTTCCGGCGCTGGCCATGGCGCAGGAGGCTGCGGTCATGTCGGGGGGCACCGAGCTCATTGACTGGACGGCGCTGGTGGTGGCCGTCATCGGGGTGATTGGCACGGCGCTTTCCGCGCTGCTGGGGCGCGTATGGGTAAAGTATGTGAAGCCGTGGCTTGAGCAGCGGGATCTGACCGATGCGGCAAAGATCGTGGTGGAAGCCGTGGAGGCGCTGCTGGGGCGTTACTGCGGAGAGGACAAGTGGAAACTGGCGCTGCAAAAGATGGCCGACCGGGGATTTTATACTGAAAGTCAAGAGGTGATCGACGC